CTTGGCCGATAATGCCACACAGAATCTTTTAACGGGTGCTGGATATAACGGATCAGGCAAGACTTTTGGAATGCAGTTCACCACAACTGATGGCACCAGCACAATCACATACACTTTTTCAGTTGTGAACTTAGGTTATGAGATCACACCAGCAATTGATGACAAGAACAGTATTGCTTACACGTTCAAAATAAGCGGCGCAATTGTAGCATCTTAATAAAAACGGGGGCGCAAGCCCCTTGTTTCTTTAATTATAAAAGGCAACCCAACCATGTTTACATTCAAGAAAAAGCAAATCCAAGTTTTAGGCCAGATGATAGATATTAAGGAACTCAGCGCGGGCGGTTTCCGCAAGTTTCAAAATGCTATCAATGACACATCTTCTGATGAATTATTACAAATGGCTGTTCTGTTGCAACAAGGCACAGAGCAATTTTCTGCTATGTCTGAAGATGAAATTCTTGATCAAGTTCCAATGGACGTGATTAACAAAATAGTTCCTGAGATTGTAAAGATCAGCGGGCTTGATGATGAGGTTGAAGAAGAAAAAAAGGATTAGATCCAGAGGTGAGTTTCTTGCACACGTTATCACTTGAACTAGGGATGACGGTTGCAAGGCTTGAATCAGAAATGACTTCAAGGGAACTTGCAAGCTGGAAACGATACTATTCTGAAAACCCTTTTGGCGTTTGGCGTGACAACTACCACGCAGCCATGTTGTGTTCGATCCTGTGGAATGTAAATGCAGGAAAGGGCAAAAGCAAAAAGCCTGACGATTTCATGTTCAAGACTAAGGAACAAAGAAGCACAGACACAACAAACACCACCCTTGCATCTCTGCAAGCCTTAGCCCAAAGGAAATAAAGATGGCAAAAGATTTAGCCAAAATCAATTTAAAGCTAACCGCTGAGAATGAAGTCCTAATTAAGAAGCTTGAACAATCTCAGAAGAAGGTTGGCAAGTTTACTAAAAAGAGCGGCGGCCAATTAAAAAAGCTTGGCGGTTTATTTAAGTCTTTAGGCAAAGGCATTACGATTGGGACAGGTGCGGCTGGCATTGCCTTGGCTGCTTTGACTGTCAAAACAATGCAAGCAACTGATGCCCTTGGCAAGACATCTGACAAGCTTGGTGTGATGCCCGCAAAGCTTCAGGCAATGCAGAGAGCGGCACAGCTCACAGGTGTAAGCGTAGACACTGCAAACATGGCCCTACAACGTATGGTTCGCAGGGTTCAAGAAGCCAGCCTTGGGACAGGTGAAGCCAAGGGTGCAATTGCTCAACTTGGATTAGAAGCCAAGGAACTTGCACAACTTCCAGTTGATGAACAATTCAAGCGCATTGCTGATGCCATGGGCGATGTTAGCGAAAGCGGCGAGAAAGTCAGACTAGCCATGAAGCTGTTTGATTCTGAAGGTGTTGCACTGGTCAACACTTTAGCCCTTGGCAGCGCAGGTCTTGAAAAGATTGAAGCTGACATGGATGCCTTCGGTTTGTCACTCACTCGGATTGAGATTTCAAGAGTGGAGCAAGCCAACGATGCTTTCTTGCTTGCGCGTGAAAACGTCAAATCATTTGCCCAATCATTTGTTGTTGAACTTGCACCAGCGGTCAAATTGATTTCTGACAAATTCAGTGACTACGCAAAAGAGCAAGGTGGTTTTGGCAAGATTGCTGAAATTCTTTTCACAAAGCTTTTGGGTTTTGCCAAGTTTGTTATTGTTAAATTTTTAGAAATGCGAATTGCATTTAAGAAATTTACACTTGGAGCAATCAATGGCAGTGTATCAATATTGCAAAGCTTTTCTTCCATCACTAAATCTGCGCAAGAATTCATTGATAAAATCACCAATGCACCCGGCAAGCTTGAAGACCTAGAAAACAAACTTGTTTCTATAGAAAGAAAGAAAGGTGCCTTTGCTCTTTTGGGTTTTGGCGAAGGTTCTGAATCTGCTGCTTACTTCAACCAACAACTTGAAGATACAAAAGCACAAATTGCATCAATTGGAGAAAGCGGAGCAGTATCTTCTGGCATTGACACACTTATCACAAACCTGCAAGCATTGGGATTGGAAGCAAACACAGCCTTGACAGATGCTATGCTAACACCTGTGACGGATGAATCTATTCAATTGATGATTGATCAGGTTCGCGCCAAGATGGATGAGATAGCCCTTGCAGCGGCAGAGGCGGCCATTGGTAATAAAGACCCAGCGCCAACAGCGGAAGGCGAAGGCGAAGGAGAAAGCGGCGAAGAAAAGGCCGCAAAAGAATTGACCTTGATGGAGACACTCTTTCAGAACAAGTTCAGCATTAAAGAATTCTGGAAGAATAGCGAACTAGAACAACAAGCAATGCACGAACAACAAATGCTTGATATGACCACAAGACATCAAGACGACATATCAAAGGTTACTGATGCAGGTGAAAAGGCAAGGCTGAAGAAAAAGCAACTAACAGAAAAGAAAGCACTGAAAACAAAACAGCAAACAGAAGCACAAGAAAAAAAATCAACGGCGGCATTCTTTAAAAACGGATTAGGCGAACTAGCCAAGAACAGCCGCGCAGCTTTCAGCATTCAGAAAGCAATGGATATATCTGCGGCGGTTACTAACACGTATGCAGCGGCAATGGGCGCTTATAAATCACTTGCATCAATCCCTTATGTTGGCCCTGCTTTGGGTGCGGCGGCAGCGGCGGCAGCGGTTGGCTTTGGTGCAATGCAAGTCAAAGCAATCAAGGCTAGAAAGTTTAGCGGCGGCGGCGGAGTTTCCACGGGAGGCGCACCATCAGCGGCATCAACTGCGGCACCATCAGCACCAGCGGAACCTGAACTTGCTGCACCTGATCTTGACTTTGAAGAAACAGCCACACCATTCAGGCAAGAAGTGACAGTAACAGCGGCAGACCCTTTCACGCCATCTGTCATCAGGGACTTCATCGAGAAGCTACGCGAAGAAGATATAGCAGTAAACTATGATGTTAACTTTGTGGGCGGATAAATGAGTACTTATTTATTACACGATGATCTTTATGCACAAGGCTACTTTGACTTAACGCTTGCCGCTGTTGATGCCGTTTCATCTCAAGCGCCATATGTAACAAAATTCCCACAAGCCAACAACATAACAGACCCAAGAGAATTTACTAACACTAAATTATACTGGGGGTGGGATGAAACAGGCGTTATTTCTTCTTATAAAAACTTAGATTTCATTTTTACTGCCAATGCCACCAGAGAAGTAGATTATGTGGCATTCAATAAACATAATTTTGACCTTTCTAATACAGAATGGGGCAATACATATATTAACAATATTCAAATTATAAAATGGGTTCAGCCATCAACTTATTCTTTATTGGCCACACATACTATCCCAAACAGTGGATTTGGAGATAAAAAAAACCTTGTTATCAAGTTTGATCCTGCGCTAATTTCATCAGGTGATAGTATAATTGTTAGGTTTAAGCTTAATGGTTTCATAATATCTGCATACAATAGCGGTAAGAAATATGGCAACACAGGCTTAAATTGTTCATATGTTCAAGTCGGGCGTTCAAGTAAATTAAGAAATTTAAAAGCACCTTTGAATATTCCAATTGATTCACTGTATGAAACAAAACATATAAAATCAGACACAGGTGAGGTTATTGGCACATCATCAAAAGAGAAACCAATACCAATTGATTTAAATTTGAAAAATATGGATCTTGATTTTCTTACACAAATTAAAAACATGATAAGAGATATGGCAAGGCATCCTTTTTTTATTTATGACGACAGCGGCACATTGCCCAATGTTCCTTTCTGTTGGATAACAAAGAAAATGAATAGCCCAAAATTAAATAATAATCACCTGTATGATTTATCAATCAAAGCTCAGGGCAAAGTTTATGAGTAGCAACAGCGCACTATTTTTTAACATGCTTACCCTTGATCGCTTAGATTTTATTACAGGTAGAAATTATTATGATTCTGGTTCAGGATTAACGCAAGGTACAGCAATAGCATCTTCACAAGTTAGATCATTAGTGAATTGGGCGCTTGGCGATATTTATCAAACATTTGATACATCGGGCAGTGTTTTGAGTAGTGGCGATCAATACCCGGAATTTGTGTTCCAATTTAAAGAAGATTTTGCCGCGACACATTTTGCCTTTGGCAATCACAACATATCAAGTCAATCAGACGGTTGTGAAATTTATAGCTCTTTCAATGGGGTTCTGTGGGAAAAAGTTCCACAAATATCTGTCACATCTGATGAAGATACAATTATAAGTCCAACCGCCCAGTTGACAACTGATAAGTATTGGAAAATTGTTTTTAAAAACGTGCAACCAGAGTTTAAAATTGGTTTATTTTCCTTTGTAAAAAAAGTTGAAATCCCACATTTAAGCGCATCACTGACAACAATTTTTGAAGATGCCAGTGAGTCATCAACAAAAGCAGCATATGGTAACAACTATCATTTATCGCAATATGTTCAATCTTTCGATAATTTAAACATCAAGCTTGATAATTTAACAAGACCTTACATTGATGCAAATGCAAAAGATATTTTAAAAGGAATCAAAGATCCTTTTATTTTCGACTATGATACGGAAGGCGTTGATATATATGAAAAGAAAGCAGCCTATTGCTTGCCAGTAGGAAAGCAGCAAGGCGTAAAAATAAACTCAAATCATTTATATTCTATTCAGATTAAAACGCAAGCGAGAAGTTGGTAATGACTATACAAGCAACACTTTTGGCGGGCGCTGATGTTTTTGGAACTGTAGAAATAAAAGCAAAAAAATGTTCTTTAACTTATGGTTCATCACCATGCACAGCAAGCTTGAATGACGCGCAAGCCTGTTTTAAAACTCGCAACGTCTTAAACGATTGCCAAGATATTCCAAACTATAATGAAACAAATGTTTCATACTTCTTCTGTGATGAGAAAAATACTAAAGTTATAGATGGGTTTAGACCTTTACTTAAAAGTGTTTCAATTGCCCCAAGCAAACTGCCACCCAGAGGCGGGCTTGCAAATGTTTCAAAAGTTAAATTTACTTTTATTGATGAGCCAGATACAGACACAGATCTTGATGACAATATCCTTGATAGATCATATATAGCCAGAGAAAACGGAACTTTCTGGGGGAAGTTCAAAGCTAGAAATTCTTTCATACAAGGACAAGAAATAGTTTATTCAGTGACTTTCTATGAATCAAATGGCAACCTTAATGAATTGAATCAAAGATACCAAATTGAATCAATATCATGGCCTAATAAAAACGGCGAAGTGACTATAACCGCAAAAGATCCTTTGAACTTAACTGATGCTTTAAATGCTAAATGCCCACCAGTTTCAAGAATTAAACTTTATTCTGCTTTATCGGTTGGAACGAATCACTTATTTCTTGATAGTCTTGTCGGCATAAAAAGCCCGGATCAATTAACCATTGTTCGCATTGGTGATGAACTGTGTGAACTTGATGGTTCAACGGTCGTAGTGCAAGCTAATGGAAGTATTAAAATAAACTTTACGGCAAATGGTAGGGGCATATTAGGAACAACGCACGCAGCACATGAGGTGGGAGCAACGGTTCAAGAAGTTGCAAGGTTTGATGCTTTATCAATAGACGCGGCACTAGCTAGGATTTTCAATAGTTATACAGATGTTACTAGCAATAAACTTGATACAAGCGGATGGGCGGCACAGGTTTCAGCTTGGAGATCATCAAGCTTTTTAACGAATTACATTTCAGAACCTACAGACATTAAAACTTTAATTTCAGAAATATGTGACCAAAACCAAGTAATGATGTGGTATGACCCGCAAATATCAAAAATTAAATTAAAAGCTGTTGCACCTGAACTTGGAACTTTGAAAAGTTACACAGATGCGAATGATATTTTTGATTTGCAAGTTGCTGAAGATGACACTTTAAGGTTGAATTCTGTTTCAATGTATTTGAACCCGCGATCATGGATAGGTGGTAACAAGCCATCTGATTTTGAAGATGTCGCGGTTTCGCTTGATACTTTGTATTATGACTTATACGGTTCACCAAAAGAAAGGAATCTCTATTCAAGATGGATTTCTTCAACACCTGTTGCATTATCAACAACGGGCGTGTTGATAAACAGGTTTAGGGCATCACCTTTCAGAATTCGTTTTAAAATGCCATATGATAACTTTGGGCAAACAAGGTTACGGACAGGCGATAATTTCAGATTAGAAACACGACAATTTCAAAATGCAACGGGTTCTTCTTATGTTCCTGAATTTATCTGTGTTTCTACGAAATACGATAAAGATATGACTTTAAATGTTGAAGCGGTTTCATACTCTTACTTTGGCGGAAACAATGGCCCTATTGGTGCAACGTCTTTTGATGGTCAAGATTATAGTACTTATATTGCAGCCAATCCAAACGCGGGCGGAATCCTTGCTTGGATTTCTCAGGCTGATGGCACTATGATCAACGGCGATGATTCCTACTACATAACATAACAGGCAAACAACATGACAAGCTTTGTAGATTTAGCGGGGGCAACTGGAGCAGATGCACCATTTACTGAAACAGTCGCCACGGCGCTTGATAGGAATCTGTTTGCAGCAATGGAAGGCGATTCAACTGCTATTGCGGCGGGTGTTAGATTATCCAATACAGCCATTGCTGATGGCGGTATATCAGGAAGGGCATTAGCTGGCGGCTTTGCAACTACTTCATCAAGTCAGCTTTTTGATTTCCAGAAAATAAAAGGTTCAAGAACTTTCAACACTTCTTCGTCAAACAGAGAAACTGAAAAAAGCTTCATTGCTAAGGCTGGCGTTTATCGCATCAAGTTGACAGCGACACCAATTCAATCCGCTTCAGGTTCATCTTTTCAATGCAGATTATTAATCAATGGTGTATTGGTAGCACAAACAGCAAGCACAAGCGGCACAACTACACAGGAACTTAATGCTGTTTATACAATTGCGGCCAATAGTGAAATTCAAATACAAAGCTATAGGGTTGCGGGTTCATCAGGTTCAGTTTTAAATCATTCTTGCATCATGCGAATTTATACCAATGAAATATTTTCAGAGCCTCAACGGTCGATGTCATGGGGATATAATTACAACACATCCGCCAGATACGCGATAACATTTAGGACAACATAAAATGGCAACCTTCACAGACCTTTCACAATCCACACAAGCGGGTGATCCTGTTGTGTCAATACTGACATCAGGCTTAGACCGAAATCAGATAGCAGCCTTTGAAGGCGACCCCACAGCAACGGGATTGATACAAGCCCAGAATAACGCATTCACACCTGCATCAATAACAGCAAATAAGCTTGGCCCATTTGCAGATGGTTCATCATTGGCTGGCATTGACTCAATTGTTTTGGCGGGTGACTGGGGAAATTTTACTGGCTTGGGTGGAACAAGGTCTTTAGTGAAAAGATTCACAAGGGCTGGAACCTATCGGATTGTTTGTGAACTAGGGTTTTCTTCTGATACCACTGGTGCCACTTTGGGATCAGCAAAAATGCAATTGCTTTCAAGCGTTAATGGCAGCCTAGAAACAAGTGATACAGCGGACACATTAAACACTTTTGTTTATATTGATAGAATAGTGACTGTTGTTGCTGGGGAAGCTTTAAGTTTATTGGGCCAAGATGGTGATAACACAAGTACAAACCAGCCACAATTCAAAATGAGATTTAAAATTTTTGAAAAAAGTAGCAGTGTTGAAGCGCCAAAAACTGTTGGCTGGGAACTTGAAAGAAACAGGGTGGTAGTTCTTGGCGCAACATTCCCGACCACTTTTAACATCAAGCATATTGATTGGACATCAACACCTTATCCGGGGAACATATCTTGACAACTTACACGAATATTCAAGCAAACACGCAAGCGTCTGAACCCTTGACCACAACGGTTGTGACAGCGCTTGACCGTAATCTTTACGCATTGTTTGAAGGCGATTCCACAGCCACACCATTTGCACAGTTGCAGGAACCAGCAACACAAACAGCGGCAATCAACCCAGTTAAGTTCGCACCAGTGACAGCGCCAAATTCAACGGCCACAGGAATCTATACAAACGCAGCTTTTTATGATGCGCTTGGCCTTGTTGCAATTCGGAATTCTCAATCAACGGCCACGCACACAACAGAAACGAAATATATAAACAGGGCAGGAACTTATACTTTTTATTTTAGTACAGGGTTTAGGGATTATGGCTCAAACAGTTACATCACAAAAACAGAATTAAGGGTTGACGGGGTTGTAAGGTTTACACACCTGCAAACATCAGTCGAATCAATTGGGTTTCAGGATCAAGTTTCACTTGCAATGACTGGCGGTGAAGAATATGAAATAAAAAATTATTATGTTTCTGGAAGCACAAGCGGAGGATTTGAAAGGGTTGAAGTATTTAGTCAATGTTTAGTAATGATTAGTCGCAACACTTGCATGGATCCCATAGCATTAGACAGAGGATTAGTTAGCGTATTTGACCGTGCGGGAACTTTAGAAATAAGGTTGTGTTTTTTGAATACAGATCCAAACGATGTCGCAACATCAACATCTTTTGGCTTTCAGGTTCCAACTTATTTTATTTTGAATGGGGCAACTGACGCTTTAGTATTCAGCGAAAATGAGGTTTTCACCAATTAAAAGATGCCCTGTGTTTGCTGCATACTGATCAAGGGGTTGCACAGTTTACAGCTTGCACAGGGCGTTTTATTCTACCAAGGCAAATCTTCGTCATCATTGCTTATGGCTGCTGGCGCGGCAGCTTGGGGCTTAGGCGCAGATTGTTCATCCTTTGCTTGAATGCTAAACGACAGAACAGGCGCTTTGGGGTTTGCATCAGGTTTCTTTTTCCAAGCGCTAAGCCAGAATTCTTTACCGTCCACATTGATTGAACCCTTCAAATCTGGATGGCGTTCACTGTCTTTCTTGTCGTTCACCCATACTTGGCCACGGTTCGTGTTATCATAATTTGACATTTTCATTTTTCCTTTTTGGTTTCATTTGATGGATTTTTTAAATCTGCATCATTCATTTGCGAGCCTATTTTATACATGACAAACAGATACCACAACAGCCCCACGACATAAAGAACAATAATATTATAAGCGCCTAAAACCCAACACTGATAAATCAGTATTGAATAGGCCGCGATTGACAGATGAACTGCAAGCCTTGACGCATAAAAAACATAAGCAAGCAACGCCAGCACAGTCCCAAAGTATCCAAGCGTTAGAAGGCTCATGACAAGCCCACCTTTAGAAGATGGCGCTCTCGTGTTGTGAAACATCCGCCTTTACTTGGTGCCAGCCACAGGGCTTGCTGTTCGTCCTCAGACAGTTCTGAAAAGCATTCTTTGGCAAGGTCAATGCCCGCTTGGGTTTCTTCTGCAAGATAGGCTTTCATTGCTTCAACTGTTTCTGTGTTGTTGCTTAACACCTGATCACAGTCAGCCTTTCGATTATCACCAATCGCTTTGACCTTGGTTTGATCAACCTTCAGGCTTGCTGCATTCGCATCATCATCTGTTTGCGGGATTAGGCACACGGATGAAATGGAATACCTCCTTGCATAACTGAGCGCACTACCCACAGATTGACTGTCAAACTTTGTCAGCGGCAAGAAATACTCACCTTCTATCCATTCACCTGATGAGTGCATTATTCTGGTTGTGACACCAACAGACTTTTCAATCAGGTTTGTGATTGGCATCTGGATCATTGATAAGCCATTAGCTGCAAAGGGTTCTTTCATCGCTCGAATACAGTCACCCAGATCAGCATATGATGACTTGAAGAAAGGGTTGGTGCTTGATTTGACAGCACCACCAATCTGGCTTTGTGCGATTGATAGGGCTGTTGCCAACTTGGTAATTGATTCTGATTGTTTCATTAGTGGGGTTCTCCGTCTTGGGGTTTTGAAACATATAATCTTTCTATGAACTCAGCATAATTCAAAGCTTGTTCAAGTGTCATTCCTTCATTCATTCTTTTATTGATTTGATCAATGTCAGTATAACTGCGAACCGTGCTAATTGTCACAAAATTATCAAGCGTTCGCTCTTTTTCAATCATATCAACTAGGGCGATGATTGACGTTGAATCATGCTTCATCAGTTTGTTCTTTCTTTTGTCTATGATAGCGCGTTGAAGATGCGAATATATCAGGGTAGTTCTGTTCCATGAATAACCACAAAGGCTTCTTTTCGTATTTCCTGCACAGATAATCAAGTGATACTTCTGTCAAATCATAACTACCATTTGAGACTTCATTTTTTACAAGGATACCACGCCACTCAGTGTTCCCCTGTGCGCCAATGTAATCTTCTGAATGCAAATACCCAGCACCACAAACCAGACCACGCAAACGCGCACCATTGTTCAGGAACCTTTGCCCGGTAATATAGGTTTGTTGATGTCCCATTGAGAAAGAGAAGCCAACTGTTTTCAATCTGGTATCAATTGAGGTGCCACCATAGGGCTTGCCAGTCATCGGGTTTGAAAAGTAATGGCTGTAATGAACACCATCAATTTCAATCACATCAAGAAAGGGGATCACTTGCCAGCCTTGGCCAGCGTAGTTCAGGTGATCAGTTGAAAGAACACCTGATAAGGTTGCATCATTCTGAACAGCCCTGTTGATCCTGTGTTCATGGTTCCCCAGTGTCATCACCATCTGTGGCTTCCATTGTTTGACCTTTCGCTTCAATCTTTGCTTGTTGTGCTTGTTGATGGGTGCCATCATTACTTTCATTGCAGCATTGGCGGCGCTGATGTCTTTCAGATACCTTCGACCTTCAAAGGATTTCTTGCCTTTGTCATAAGATGAAAGTGATTCCATGTCAGCAAAGTCACCAATGCAAACAATCACATCAGGTTGAGCCGATACAATATAGCGCCCAATCCAGTCAAGATGATCAGTTGGTGTTTCAGGTGTCACCTGCATATCTGGAATGAATAAATGCCTTCTTCCTTTCTTCATGCTTGGCCAATCCTTTTCAAGTGATAATTGATTTCCTGTTTCCATTCTGTTGTGAGGTCTATCAAATCTTGCTTGCTGTACTTGGTGACTCTGTTGCGATTAATCATCAAGTCAACTTGTTCACGGCCATACATATCAACCATATATAAAGTGTATGATGCTTCAGCATTGCCATATCGCATCCTGAAACCATTGCAAGCGGCGCATTGTGGATGAACATTTTCTTCAATCAAAGCCCATTCATTTGTTCCGCCTTTGCCCTTAGCTATGAAATGCCCACCTTGCATCCCTTCATTCCATTGTCTTGTTACCCCACAGGTTACACACGAACAAAACCCTTGGTCATCTGCTGCTTTAATCCTGACAAGCTTTTGAAGCGTGTTCAGCGCGTTTGTTCTTGGTGTAGTCTTTGGCATTACAAATCATCCCTTGATGGAAATTCTGTGATGGTGAAATTCATGCGGGCAAGAAAGAAAGCTTGAAGGGCTGAATATATTTTATCAACTTCTGAGGTGGTCAGTTCTGAAGTGCTGTTCTTTTGTACCAATGCCCTTTGCATAATGCGCCAAAGGTTCTTGGTTGAATCCCTATCCCAACAGGCATGCGAACCATCTTTAAGCTTTTCAAAAATAAGCTTCTGTGTCAGCCCTTCCGCATTAAGTTCCATAGCAAGCCAATCAAAGAACAGGTGAAGCGCGGCGTTTTGCGCCGTAGATCTGGGCTTTTTAACTTTGGATAATGGTTCAATTGTTATCTGATAACCACCATCAGGGAATGCGCCCTTCAGTTCTTCCAAGTGTAGCAGCTTGCCAATCTCATGCGGCCCTGTCATCACTAGCTGTTTCTTATGCTTAATCACTATTAATCCCCTAGTAAGGACAAGCCAACGCCCATTCATCTTCAATGATTGCGCGTATATGTTCACGCACCAGCTTTCCCAATTGGGCGTTATCATTTGATGTCAACGCTTCTAGCATCTGTTCAAAAGCTTCTGAATCAGATTCGATGGCATAGGCAACACCATCACCAATTGCATCAGCTAAGGTTTCACGATCATTAACGAAATCAAGATAATTCATTTTTATACCACTTTTTTAAATTGTTGTTTTAAGGTTTAATCGAAGATCTTAGAGGGCCGCAAATCATTCACAATCTTTGGGTTCCTGCTTAGATAGTCAGTCAGCCAAGGGCCACCATCAATCCCGACA